TGTGTGCCTGTGGTGTTTGCTGTTAAAGAACCTTTGCCCACTGCTGTATTGTTAGATGCTGTGTTAGCAAACAAAGCACCTTGACCAATTGCAGTGTTGTTGGATGCTGTTGTATTGCTGTACAGCGCATAGTCACCCATAGCAACATTGTCTTGACCTGTGGTGTTTAATGCTGAAGCCACATAACCAACGGCTACGTTTTGAACACCTGTGGTGTTAGCCCCCATAGAACTATAGCCAACGGCAGTGTTGCGGGTGGCTGTCGTGTTTGCATCTAATGCTAAAGCACCAATTGCTACGTTTTCAGCGCCTGTGGTGTTTGCGGTTAAAGCGGCATAACCCACTGCGATGTTGTTAGATGCGGTGGTGTTTGCGTCTAATGCTACAGAACCAATAGCAACATTGTTAGCGCCTGTGGTATTAACCAACATAGCATTAAAACCAACAGCCGTATTGCTTTCAGCCGTTGTGTTTGCACCAAGCGCGGCGTAACCAACAGCAGTATTTGCATCGGCAGTAGTATTAGCGTCTAGTGCGGTAGCACCCACGGCTACATTTCTATCGCCTGTTGTGTTTGCTGTTAAAGCATCTTTTCCTACTGCTGTGTTGTTATCTGCTGTAGTGTTTGCATATAAAGCAGACAGACCAACAGCAGTATTATTAGCACCAGTAGTGTTTGTTAATAAAGAATACAAGCCATAAGCAGAGTTACTAGTACCTGTGGTGTTCTGTCTTAGTGCCTCCAGACCAACTGCTGTGTTGTTAGATGCGGTTGTATTACTCTTTAAAGCACCTGCGCCAACTGAAACATTACTAGCACCTGTGGTGTTTGCGCCTAATGAGTCATAACCAATAGCAGTGTTGTTAGATGCTGTTGTGTTAGCACCTAAAGACCCGCTACCTACTGCCACATTAGCCGCACCTGTAGTATTAACACGTAGAGCAGGTTGTTTAGAGCCATCATAAGCACCTATTGCAACATTACCTGCCGCAGTAGTTATGTCTCCACCCGCAAAACGCCCAATAGCAACATTACCCACGCCTGTAGTTAAATCATTTAGAGCGTGTTCTCCAATTCCTACAGAATCTGTTGATGTTGTTGCAGATGAACCTGCCGCATACCCAACAAAAGTCAAGCCATCACCAGTAGTAATCGCAGTACCTGCTTCATCGCCTATTACAGTATTATAATTACCACCGCTTGCAATGCTGTTACCTGCGTTGACACCGAATCGGACGTTAGAGGTTCCTGCGGTTGGGGTGGATAGAGAGCCGTCTGANNNNATGCGGAAGCGTTCTGTTGGCGAAGCACTACTTCCAGTTCCAAATGTTAAAGCACCAGTTCCAGTACTTCCGTCTTCAAACATTTTAATAAACGCTGTTGGATTGCCGTCTCTACTAAAATTCATTGTCGCAGTAGAATCTCCAGTTGAAAGTTCTAATACTTTACTATCGCCATCAGTGCGTCTTACAACTAAAGCGTGGTCAGGACTACCAGTTCCAATACCAACCCGATTATTACCACCATCAACAAACAACATATTAGCGTTGCCGTTGCTTTCGACTCTGAAGTCTAGGTCTACACTGTCATCATTAAATATAGTTTCAGTTGGAGAAATTTCTATTCTGCTTCTAGCTGTACCTGCCACCATAGTTCCAATATGAAGCGTTCCATCTTCTGATCCATCAGATGCATCTATAATTCGTGATAGAAATCGACCATATATAACATCTTGTGAATTGTCGTTTCTACCTTGAAAATGAATTTCGCCTATAAAATCATTATCAGCAGGTGAGCCAGAGTTTCTATACATTCTAAGATTAGGGCCAACATTAGCATCGGCATCAGTAGAAGTAAGTGTGAGCGTATCTGTATTATCGGCTGTGGTAATTGTCATGCCGTCAGAGGATGTGATACTCCCATCTACCTGCAATGTACTCGCCATATCTACAGCACCATCAATGTCCACGACATCAAGGTTAGTCGTGCCATCAATATCAATGTTGCCCGATATATCCAGAGAGGCCGCACTAATTTCACCGCTTGCGGTAAGCGCCGTTACAGCTAAGTTTACGTTCACATCCGTAACCGTAGCGCCCGATCCAGCCCCGTTGAACTTCAACGCGTAGTCTTTTCCGGCAACTAACTCAAAATCGTTACTAGCGTTGTAAGTACCTTGAAAGATAAGAATAGAACGAGACCCAGACAAGCTGTTTCGTACATAGACTATTTTTTCAGCGTCATTGGGGTCTAGCTGAACAAATACTGTTCCGCCAAGGTCACCACCATCTACAAACTCAATAAAACGATTACGACCGTTAGACAAAGCGCCGTTTGTAATAGGTAATGAGTTAGGTGATCCGGATGAACCCTTAGCCGATATAGTTATTGCTACAATACCGTTGGTAGCTTGATCTATAATATCGAAGTTAGTGTTAGTAGTATCACCCCAAGTACCCGATTGTTCTCCGGTACCCGGCTTCTCTATCCCTGTATTAGTAGTATATGTACTTGCCATTTCTCATCCTCAAGCCGCTATTTTTGTCCAATTGACACTCTGACTAGGCACGTCTTCCGACCACGTGGGCAATTGATTTGGTGTAATATCAGTATAATCCGGATTCTGGTCTGGTACAATACGCCCGTAAACAAGCACTTGCCCAACACCACCCGTTGCACTGACTCCTGTTACTGTAACATCTGCGTTAGCTTGAGCCGTAACGCTACCTACCGCACCTGTTCCCGTTAATCCCGTTACAAGTATGGTTTGTCCGATTTCAAGGGTAACCGACCCTACCGCACCTGTTCCCGCTATTCCCGTTACATTGGCGTTCGCATCCGCCGTTACCGTAACTGCTCCAACAGACCCTGTCCCGGCTATTCCCGTTACATTGGCGTTCGCATCCGCCGTTACCGTAACGCTACCTACCGCACCTGTCCCGGCTATTCCCGTTACACTGGTGTTCGCATCTGCCGTTACCGTAACTGCTCCAACAGACCCTGTTCCCGCTATCCCCGTTACATTGGCGTTCGCATCTGCCGTTACCGTAACTGCGCCAACAGACCCTGTCCCGGTTATTCCCGTTACATTGGCGTTCGCATCTGCCGTNACCGTAACTGCTCCAACACCCGCCGAGGACCCGGGAAGAGCAACATCNTCTCCCCACGGACCACCACCCCAACCTTGACTAGACGAATTCCATCCTTGAAAAGCGACGGTTACATCGGCCATTACGCTATCCGGATAATCGCATTACTAGCATCAGCCGTAGGAAAAACAATTGTAAAGTCCCCGGAAGTTGCAGTTTTATCCGCTCCAAAATCTAAAACCACTACCGCAGGGTTAGTTAAAGAAATAGAGGTGGTATTGGGCGTAGTATTATAAATCAACGCGCCTCGAGCGGTAATGGTAACATTAGAAAATGTTTCGTCGGCAAAATCTGTTAGCGCCGTTGTTCCAGAAAGACTAGGGTCTACTGGATTTAAGGCCGCACCGCCTGCCGTGTAATTAGTACCACTTGTCTCGTTAGTGGTCGCATACGCCGTCGTCGCCGCGGTCATACTCGCCGAGCTAGTATAAAGCGCAATTTTGAATGTATCGCCGCTTGAAGCGTCGAAGTCGTGGGCACCCAATAGCAATTCTTTCTTAAAGCTAGAGCACATAAAGTTTCCTGAAAAAGCCATGGTTACAGTCTCCTGATTAGTTTAGCAAGCTCAATCTGGCCTGCGTCGGTTAAAGCATTAGATACCGTGGTTCTATCCGACCGGATAGCTTCACGCATATAAAATTCTAGCGTTTTAAGGATCTGCCCACGAAACGCATGAGCTTGGGCCCTAATTGCCGGGTCAGCGTCGTCAGAAATAGCAATAATTTTATTTGCACACCTTTCTGCAACTTCTTCCGGGGTAAAACCCCGTCCACTAGTAGTTTGTACATCTACCATAAAGTTTTTTACGGGATTAAATTCTAATACTTCTGCGCTCATTGTTTTGGCCTTATCAAGGGTCCAGTACGATATTCATCCGTTACTTCTTTCGCTTCTCCGAATTGTTTCATTCCGGCAATAGCTTCGGCAAACCTTTTTTCATACATAGCCATTATGTCAGGTTCGCCCTTCATATAAATATAAGCTTCCAACAACGAACCATACAACAAAGCGATTTCAGCGTTTTCACTTATCCACGTGGTACCGCTCTCGGCCCCAGCAGTCAAACTGGTCGGACGGTAAAAATACTGTAGTTCCACAGTATACGCCGCATCGGGTGTAGGGCCTAAAATAAAGTTATCAACGTCAAAAACCGCGTAAAACCGGGGGTTACCCGTAGTGGCGGCGTTGGGGTTAAAAGATTGAACAAAATCCGAGTCTTTAAATTGTAAAAAAACATCCTTTCCAGACGCGTCCACAAACGATAATGCAAAAGGTGCTAAAAAGTCACTAGGCGCGGCCAAATACTGATTAGTAGCCGTCATTGCTCCAGAAACATTCTTTTTAAATAGACTTAGCTGAACGCTTTTAAGAATGCGCTCTTCGGCCTGCGTAATAAAAATAGGCAGATTAGTCACGAAAGACGTTTCGTTGTTATCCGTGTAGTCTTGAAGCGCCTGTTTTAACGCCGAATAAGTAAAACTCATATAACCACCGTTACCGTTCCAACTTGACCAAAAGATATAAGATTTACAGGGCCGGGAAGTTCTACAGTCGGGATTCCCACATAGATATCTAACGGCTCTACTCTGTCTGGACGCGCATTTTTTAAGGCTTGAGCGTCTACAACCTTGCGAAACGGTCCTAACTGCGGATGTTTCGGCTCAAATTCATCTTTTCCAACTAAAGCACCGTTCCATTCTTTTTTCATGTCTTGATAACGATATCGAAAACCCGACCTGTCCGATATTCCATAAGATTTTTTGCCCGTAGCAAATTTTGCCATGGTTAACTCCTATGGTATGCTTGAGCCGGAACAATATTAAAGGACGCCCTGTCCCGATCTTCCGATAAAGCACGGTCAAATTCTTCGTCATACAGTCCTTTTAGGATTTGAACTCTGTTTGGAGCCCGCTTTACAGCAATATAATATGCCAATCCAGCGGCTAAACAAGGGTAAAAGCGAAAAGGAACCGCTAAAGTGTTAGTTGGAGTATCCGCATCATCTATTCTAGTTAAAGCATCGTAGATAATAACGTCTGTAGCGTTCTCTGGAACAGGCCAAAGCTTCAAAACAGGAGACGTTAACCGGTCTAAAAAGAACTGATTTGGTCTTCCCGTGCTCGTTTTGTTAGGAATAGATAGATAATCGTCTCGACTTAGCCTTTCTAACGAGTAATCCGTGCTATCTCGACGGCAAACTACCGATAACATGTCTATAGTGTCGGTAGGTATGTCATAAAGACCGTCATCAGCGGTTAAAGTCAGCGTTCTTTGTTTGATAGTCCACGCATTAAGACCCCGGTTGGCCCATTCAGCAAGCATTATGTTTAAAGACCGTTTAGCTGTTTTTAAATCATAACCCGTGCGTACTTCTAAGCCGCAACGCTCAAATGCTTCTTCGATGTACTCTGTAACATCGAGTTCAAAATCTGTGCTTCCTGAGACCGCCATCTTTTAGTCCTATTTACGTCTTACGGGTCTTTTTTTAGCCGTTTTAGCTGAGTTTTTAAACGCTTTTGCCGTTGGAGCCCCTTTTGTACCGGGTTTACGCATTTTTTCTTTAGAACCCGCTTTTATACGAGCTTTTTTTGCGGCAATGTTAGCGTATAAGCCTCTTTTTGCCCCGGGCATTACTTCTTTTTCCTTTTCTTAACAGCGCCTTTAACAACACTACCGCCCACACCACCGCCGCTTCGCATAGGTTTAACCATTCCGCCACCCACACCACCGC